AACATCAGGCATTTCTATCATATCGGCTAACTTTTGAGGGCTGATAGGAACGCCATTGAAATTTTGACTGCCGACTTTAGCAATTAATTTGTTTTTAATAAAGGCTTTGGCAATTTTGTCCAAATGGTCGGCGCCTTGTGGGTTGAACGATATGCTATTAAATAAACTTTCAAGATCGCTTAAAGTGGCGGTTAAATCTAAATCTAATATCGCATCGTATGCGCCTTGCAGAAAGGGAATAACTGCACTTAGATAGGATTTTTCGTCTGTTGCTTTTTGTGTGTCTGTGTAAATTAATACTGCTGGCATTTTAAAATGGTTTTTATGGTTAAAAATGATTGATTAATTAATTAGGGTACTTGCCGTACTGCTCATAGAATTTAGTTCTATACAGGTCAGGCGCAAGGTTTTTTAATTGCAATAGGCCGTCTGAATGGTGTAACTCATAATAGCTTTTGGCAAATAGCTTCAGTACATAGGGGCTATGGCCGCCTGTACTTGCAGAAAGATTAGCCAGCGCTTCAAATCCAGCCGGATAGTGCCCGAATCTTTCGTTAAACTTCTTGGCGTATAAGTCAGGTGATGCGGCCTTTAATTCTTTCATTCCGCCCTGTCTGTCTAATTCGTCCCAGCTTTTTGCGGCCAGCTTTAGAATGTAAGGGTCTGCAATCCCGGCAAGTGTAGATAACTGAATAATGCCGCCGGTATTATTGTAAAGTGTAACGGCTAAGGCATCGGCGTTAGCGCCAATATCAACTAAACTAACCTCCTCTAATTGAGAGCTGATTAATGTTGGGCCGGATTGACCAGGTAACTTGTATTCCGGCTTATCGCTCCATTCCACAGGTCTAAAACCGGCGCTTGCCATTTTAATGGTACCGTTTTCTACCTTATTGTAAATACCTGTCGCAAAGCTGTCTGTATCATCAAATACAGGCACGCCTGTAATGCTGCCTTCTGTATACTGCAAGTTATCCCAAAAACCTAACGGTAGTACTTCATTAAGGGTGCCACCAAGGGCGCGGCGGTGCATCCATAACATAAGCGGATTACTCTTAAATAGGGTGAGATCAACACCCTTTGTTAAAACACGAAAGCCGTACGAATTGACGGCATCGGTTGTTAAAGTGAAACGTTTTGAACTTTTTTTCATTGAATATTTATTTACGCGTAAGTAAGTAGCTTGTAAAGCTACTTTATGCTTATTTTCTATGCTATAAATGTTATTTAAAAATATATTTAACTAATTGATTATTAGTCTACTGTGGGGATAATTTATCTTCGATTGTTAATTGATAAAGGCCTGTTTTTGAGGTCGTTTTTTGCACGTACCCCCCTGCGTTCGAGGGCTATTTGTGCAGATAACAGGTATTAAAATACACACGCCTGTTATCTATGTTATTAAGAGTGTAGAAGGGGTAGCAGCTGGATTGCAGAAGTTTTGCCCGGCGGTTATGTGTTAAACATACCGGGTGTATGCACAATTTGCAGCACTGTAAAAGGGGGTATTTTGCAATAAAACCCATTGAACGCAGGGGGGTACGTGCAAAAAACAGGGAGTTAATTTAAACAAAAAGCGCCTTTACGGTATCATAAAGGCGCTTTTATAAGCTTTTGAATAATTATTGGCTCTTATAACTCACACCGGGTACATAAATAAGTACGGCCGCTTAGTATCTGCTCATTTGTTTTTATATCCATTACCCACACCTTATAGGCTAATGTATTTGGGTCACGGTTAAGAAATATTAACCATTCGCTTATTTCCATACCGATACTTTCCGGGCCTTTCGGAATGCGTGTACAACCCTGCCATGTATCATTAGCATTATAGTATACCGTAACCCTTTTTATTGATAAATCAGTGTTTAATACCTCGGCTACTACGTAATGTGTTGGCTCCGGAGGTAATGGCCTTTCAACACAATCAAGTAGGTAGCTATCAATAGTCCCCCATACCTTTACCATTTATCTTTACTCCTTTATATTCGGGCGCTCTCATTTTACTGTTATATTAAGTTCGTTTAATAGATTTTTTACTCCGCTATCAGCTGCTTTTCTATCCATGCTCTTAGCATTATTTTTTACTATGGCTTCCAACTGACGGTGTGTTTTTACAAGTTCATCCCGTGTCATTTGATTGAGTTCCTTTTTTACAGTGCCGCGTTCTGTAAGAAACATATTAAGCTTGACCGCATTAATCTTTTTATCATCCGGCGTATCACCCCAAATGATACCAGCCTGATAAGCTAAAGAAAATATCATCCCCTTTTGACGCTCTTTAGGGTCATAAGCGGCGAGGCTGGTTATTAATCTGCGCGCCTCGTCAATGGTTAGCTTTTTAGTGCTGTCAGTACGACCGCAAGTCAGATCATAAACTATTTGCGCCTTGTTATCTATCAGGCCAATGCTATTAAGCAGCACATGTATTTTGGCTATTTGTGGTTTTGTGGCAAACTGCATAGCTTAAAAATTTAATGGTTTGTAGATCAGTTCATTTTTCCAGTTTAGCTTTAGGCGCTCACTGCGCAGCAACCGCGCTGCTGACGTATTTTCGTTTTGTATAATGATTTTTAACAGGCCTATGCTGGTTAAAGGCTTGCCGCCGTATTGCAAGGTATGTAACGCTATCAAACCCTCTACACTGGTGCTAAAAGGGCTGCACGCCGTATATTTAGCAGGCTTATTTTGGGCAAAACGTTCACGCAGTAGTTTTTTAAGCTTGTTAACATTATACCCGGCGTTTTGCATGGCTTCATAGGCCATACAATTCATATCGTCGGTTATAGCAAACAGCAATACTTCGCTGTCTATCTCATTAAGTTCGTATTTGCGGCAAGCTTCATGCGCATAGGTTAGTACATTGGTAATATCCCCTATCTGATTAGTCATTGTGTAAAGGTTTAAGCTGTTTAATATTTCGGTTAATATACCCGGTGCGCACTATCTCTATTTCAGCGCCCAGGTGCGGGAACGACTTTGTAAAGTGTTCACAAAAAAGATTGATTGTTTTGGCGGCGGCATCTAATGCACCTGTAAGCTGCTTGGCCATATCCCAACGGTTTAGATCAATCCAGTACCTTACAGTCACCTCGCTAATGCTTAACTTCATGGCTATTTCGCCTGTTGTTAAGCCTTCGTTAAGATAAAGGTGCGCTGCTTTATATTCCTTTACGTCTGATAGATCGGGGCGTAAATCATCCCATTTACCAGCCTGCCGCCAAATGGATATAGAGTTCATGGAAATGCCTAAACGGTGGTTGATCTCTTTGGCTGACAGGCCATGTTTAATAAACATTACCGCCGCCTTATGCTTTAGGTCGGCGTAATAGGCACGATCTTTAATTTGCTTATTTAAACTCATAAATCAAATTTCTATTTCGTTGGTAATTGCGTTGTACAAAAGCCTGTAATTGGGCAGGCGGTAAAGCTCTTTAATGGTAGCTTCGTCAGTCAGGCCATTGGCATGGCATATAGCGCTTATCTCAGCGCGTGTAGGTTTGTTAAGTACATTCCAGCTAATTATACGGCTATGAAATTCCGGGTAGCCGGTTTTCTCTTTAGTTACTGCCTTTTCAATGTTGCTTTGGAAGTATTCACAACCGGCCAGTATGATACCTGCGCTATACATGGTAGTATTGCGTATATCGTGCAGGTCAAGTAATACGTTTGTGCTAAGTTTTCCGGCCTCGTCAATAATCAGTAGCATGTTAGGGCGCTCGTTTAGCAGGTCAACTATTTTGTTAACCATATCATAAACGCTGCCCATAAAGTTTACACCCATTTCAGCCAGTATAGCGCATAGGAATTGGCGGCGGTTCATGGAGTTTTTACACACTACGTAGTAAACATTTTCAGTAGTGCGGTAATAATCATTGAGGGCAACCGTTTTACCCGCGCCTGTATAGCCTATTATTACATTTAATTGGTGTGCTTGCTGCGTTTTGGCGCATATGTTTTGAATACTGTTATAGTTTGAAGTGCCGACAATTTCAAAGCCGGTACCGGGTTTTAATAGGGCTATAATGCTGTGTAGCATTTCAGCCGATAGTTTATCAGCCTGTCTTTGCTCAATAAAGGTCAATACAGCGCCGCTAACATTAAGCTTTTTAGCCAGGTTGGCTTTGCTTACTTTTTTTAAGCCGGTAAAATCATTAATTAACTGGCTGGCTTGTTCAATTAAATTTTCTTTTTGCATCTTTGATTAGATTTTAAATAATTTTTAAATGGTTTTTTAAGGCCTTTTAAATGAGCCGTTAAGCTGGCGGGCTTAACGGCTTTCTTATGGCCGCTGAATTACGGTTAGTGTCGCTGGCACTATATTCTTTTTAGCGTGTTTTTCCTGTATGGTTTTGGTGGGTTTGTTTGGGTTTGGGCGATCGTTAAAATCGGCAGGCGTATAGGTGGTATTCTTAAAATCAACTTCGTGGGTTTGTTCCATCCAGTTACGCAGCTCCTGGGTTTCGGCATCATTCCGGGTATCTTTTAATATGGCATCAAAAGGGTTAAGCACCGCCATTTCAATACCCGCTAAAGGTTTAGCCAATTCTTTATTAATCTGTCTTGCTACGGTTTTTTTAGCTTCATTATGCTTGCTTTGCTTAATGATCTGTTCTACATCTGTTTCATTTTGGTTAGCCTTTGCTTTATGGAATTGCACTTTTTGACGGCAATAACAGATATAGTTTCGGTTAAGATCAAAAACATGAACACCTGATAGATCAGCCTCGTCGTAATAAACTGCTACTGTGGTACCATCAATTTTTAACGCCGTTCTGTGATCGTACACCTCAAAATAATATTCGTTGCGGCGTATGGTCATTTTAATTTCGCTGTTGGTTGTTTTGATCTTGCGGTGATGGTTAAACAACAATGCTATATCAGCAGCGTCTACACTTATAGCGTTAGGGTGTTCACTTTCCTTAAATGCCCGGTTTGGCGAAACGCGTTTGCCAATAGCGGTAGCGTTGTATGCTGCAATAAGTTCAGTTACTATAAAAACGGTTTCCTGATAACTGTAAAAGCCTTTTGTTTTGC